TACAAACCCCAAAGACCAAAAGCAAGAAGAGCCAGTTATCATCCACGAGTCTATGCTTAGTGCGTTTAAAGGAGTGCCTGGAGCTACATGTTTAAGTAGAGGCTTGTTACCAGACCTTGTTTGGAAGTATGGCGTACGTTGGAACTCTACTGACAAGTCTTGGATTATTCCTATTAGAGACCCACTAACTAATAAGCTTATGGGATGGCAGGAGAAAGGCCATGAACGTCGCATTTTTAAAAACACTACACGTGTAAAGAAAGGCGACGCCTTGTTCGGTTACGACCTCTACGAGGGCGGAGACATGATTGTTGTTGAATCACCTTTAGATGTTATCCGTTTAGCTTCTGTGGGTTTTCCAGGGGGCGTAGCGGTATATGGATGCATAGTCTCTGACATGCAGTTTAATTTAATTCGCGGTGGTCAGCGTGTAATTTTTGCAATGGACAATGATAAGGCTGGTAATGAGGCTACTCGCGACCTGCTTAAGCGGGCAAAAGAGTATGGCCTTGAGTGCTGGTTATTTAACTATTCGCAAACAGATATGAAAGACGTTGGCGGAATGTCTCAAGCTGAGATAGTCTGGGGACTTGAAAACGCCACCCATATGTTAAGGAGTTAAAATGATTATTGGTCTATGTGGATATGCACAGTCAGGTAAAGATTCAGTTGCTGAGATACTGGTTAATAATTATGGGTACACCCGTGTTGCTTTTGCTGACCCTATCCGAGAACTTCTGTATGAGATGAACCCTACAGTTAAAGATGGTGGCTACAGACTTCAAGGAGTTGTAGATGGTTATGGTTGGGATGTAGCAAAGACTGCTTTCCCTGAAGTCAGAGCCCTTCTACAGAACCTAGGCGTAGGCGCTCGCAAAGTATTTGGTGAGCATTTCTGGGTACATCAAGCTTTGCGTCAAGTTCATTGGGAAGGCAACTTTGTTATTACTGATGTCAGATACCCTAACGAAGCTAAAGAAATTAGAGAGTACGATGACGCACAGATTTGGCGTATAAAGCGCACAGGTATAGAACCAGTAAACACTCATGCATCAGAGACTGCTATGGATGGTGAAAAGGTTGACCAGATATTCCTCAACAATGGTACGCTTGAAGACTTAGCGGTATTAATTGGAACAAGAATGAGAGCTTACGTATGATTGATTATCAGTATTGGTCTTGGTTACTAGCCGCTATTGGCGTAACTGGTATTTTCTTTGTAGGTAGAAAAACTATTTGGGGATGGCTAATCCTCTGTCTTAATGAGTGTCTTTGGATTGTCTACGCTTTAACAACAGACCAGTATGGGTTCATTGTTGCCGCTGTTGCCTACGGAATTGTTTACATCAAGTCCTATCTCCACTGGCGTAAAGATGAGCTACGATAAAAACTGCGCGGGCCATTGTTGGACCTGGGCGCGTAAAGATTTAGACTGGGTTACAGAAGAGGGTAAGCACTTTAAAGGTATGTATGTGGTCTGGCGTTGTGGTCACTGCATGAAGATGGGCCAGATTTTATTTGAGTACGATGCGGTAGAGCACGAGAAGCGAATACAAGGTTCTCAGCAAGGGTTTGCTAGAGTTCACGGTAGAGGTAAGTGCCCTGCTCAGAAGTATGGTGCAAAGCCAGCACCTAAGAAGAAGGAGTATAGCTATGACTTTTAAGGGGACTTTACTTCCTTATCAGCCAGAGGCTGTAGACCGCATGGTTGAACGTCACAAGGTGCTAGTGGCCTATGACCTAGGCCTTGGTAAAACTGTTATTACTATTGCAGCCATAGAACGTTTGATGGATGAGAACAAAGTTACAGAGCCAGGTCTTATAATCTGCTTATCCTCATTAAAATACCAGTGGGCTAATCAGATTGAGAAATTTACCGATGGAACTTCTAAAGCTTTGGTCATTGATGGAACGCCAAAGAAGCGGGCAGCCCAATACGCAGAAGCTATGGACTGGAGGAATTCAGGGGTTGATTACATCATTCTTAACTACGAGCAAGTTGTTAACGACTGGGATACCATCAAGGACCTACCACGAGGATTCGTTGTCCTTGACGAAGCCACAGCTATTAAGTCTTTCAAGTCCAAACGTTCCCGAGCAGTAAAGAAGCTAATCAATGCTAAATATAGATATGCACTCACTGGTACTCCGATTGAAAATGGTAAGCCTGAAGAGTTGTACAGCATTATGCAATTTGTTGACGCCAGCGTACTTGGTCGGTTTGACATCTTTGACGCTGCTTTTATTGTAAGAAACTCTTGGGGAGCACCTCAGTATTACCGCAACCTTTCTACCCTACACACAAGGATGAAGGAAGTCTGCGTACGTAAGGCGCAGAAAGACCCAGATGTGTCGCCTTATCTACCTGACACCATCCATAAAGACCCTATAAAAATTGTCTTTGATAGAGCATGCTCAAAGTTATACACACGCATCTCACAAGATTTGTTAGCGGACCTTGATGAAGCTCAAGACTTGTTTGGTTCTAACTTCAACGTAATGGCGCACTACGGCATGGAGTCCACACGTGGTGGGCCACAGGATGAGATGCGTGGAAAAATTATGTCTAAGATTGGAGCATTAAAAATGCTCTGCTCACACCCAGAGTTATTAAAGAGTAGCGCTGCAAAGTTTAAACTAATGTCAGGAGAGGGTTCTGCTTATGTCACTGAACTGGTTGATGGGGGTCTTCTTGATAGTGTTGGTAACTCGCCTAAGCTTGACTATCTTACTCAGTATGTTAAGGACTTCTTGGACCAGAATCAGGAAAACAAAGTAGTCATATTTGCTACCTACGTAGACATGCTTGACAAGATTGCCGAGGCTCTAGGGCCAGAGCAGTGCCGACTATACTCAGGGAAACTAGATGCTAAAACTAAAGAAGATAACAAAGTTGCTTTTAATAGCGACCCTACTGTTCGTGTTCTTATTTCTTCCGATGCTGGCGGTTATGGTGTAGACCTACCTGCAGCTAACATGCTGATTAACTATGACCTACCGTGGTCATCAGGTACCGCCACACAGCGTAACGGACGTATTAAGAGAGCCTCATCAACTTGGCCCTCTATCGTAATTCAAGATATAGTTATCGCAGGGTCCATTGAAGAACGTCAATGGGAAGCCCTACAACAAAAGAGTTCTATTGCTAACGCTATTATTGATGGCGAAGGAGTAGATGATGATGAAACTAAGGTGTCAATGTCTGTAGGAAGCCTAAAGTCCTTCCTTCAGTCATCTAACGTCTAGTGCCCCATAGCTCAGTTGGCAGAGCATCGCACTGTTAATGCGAGTGTCCCTGGTTCGAGTCCAGGTGGGGCAGCAATGCGGTTGTAGCTCAGTTGGTAGAGCGGCACCTTGCCAAGGTGCAGGTCGCGAGTTCGAGCCTCGTCAACCGCTCCATTCCCCATTCGTCTAATGGCAAGACTGCGGCTTCTGGCGCCGTTAATCGAGGTTCGAGTCCTTGGTGGGGAGCGTTTACACCCAACACCTATTGTTGGGTGTGTACACTTATACAATGCCTAACGCACCTAAGACTCCGACGCGTACCATCCGCGTATCAGACCAGCTATGGACTGCTGTCCAGAAGAAAGCTGCAGCTGAAAAGATTACGGTTACCAGCATTATCATTGATGCTTTAGAAACCTATATTAAAGAAGACTAATCAAATGGGAAAACACCACGATAAGATTGCTAAGGCTTTAGAACAACGCCAGGCAGCTACTCCTAACGGAGCTGGCTACAAGAAGCCAGGCTCTATGAATAAAAAGAAAACAGGTTTTAGAGGACATCGCGCTAAGGGTGCTAAATAACTTGACAGCCTTCTAGGCATCCATTAAGTTCTGTCCTAACAACCTAAACGTTAGGAAACTTATGAATCAAGATGCCGTAGTAGAAGATGTAAAACAGTTTACAGTTCTCAAAGACCAGATTACACAACTGACAGAACGTCAGACAATTATTAAAAAGCGCCTCACTGAAACTATTGATGAGTTTGGTGTAGAAGACGAAAAAGGTCACATTGTTCTTAACTACAATGAAGACCAGCAGATAATGAAGCAACGTCGTGTATCTAAAAACCTAGACCTTGCTGCTGCAGAAATTATTCTTAACAAAAAAGGTATTAAAGATACCTGTATTAAAATGATTCCCACCCTTGATGAATCAGCAATCATGGCTGCGTTTTATAACGGTCACTTGTCAGAAGAAGACATTGATACTATGTTCCCATCTAAGGTAAGTTACGCGTTCATCGTAGGGAAGTAAATGACCGATAAGATTGACAACTTCTTATCTGATTTGGATGAGTACTATCCAAACAGTAAGCGCAAGCGTCGCGTAAAAGAAGAGAAGGTAAATAAAAAAGATTCTGATTGGACAATCAATCCAATTAAGAAGACGTTACCTAATGGTAGGGACATGGAGTTCTACACCATTGGTGCGTTAGCGGTAGCGTTAGGTCGCCCACTTGTTACTATCCGTTACTGGATGAAAGAGGGTTATCTACCTGCTCCCTCTTATCGCTTAGGTGATAAGAAAGATGCCACGGGAAAGGAAATCAAAGGCCGTAGGTTATACTCACGGTCCCAGATTGACGCAGCAGTTACGTTGTTTGGAAAGGCTGGCGCCCTAGATAAAACTAGGATAAAGTGGCCCAACCAGCAATTGACTGATGCAATTGCAGAGGCGTGGAGTAACATCCGCGCAGAAGAAACTAAATAAAAACCACTAAAACAAAGGAAACAAATGGCTATCAATAGAACAGATGAATACATGCCTGCTACTGATGACTTTACAATCGACGCAGTTGTCGAGGGTCGTCCAGAGCAAGCAACATCTTCAGCAGTACAATCAGGTTGGGATGCAGCAGATAAGCTCTCAACTTCTTCAGGTGACTTTCCAACAGAGTTTAAGTTCACTGATGGTGAGTTCACAGTAATTAAGTTCATCGACCAAAACGGTCCTTTTGCAATTTACAAGCAACACTTCCTACAGCAAAAAACTGTTGGTAAGCGTTCATACGTTTCTCTTGGGGCTAACGACCCATTGTGCACAAAGCTTGGCAGCAAGCCTGAAGACAAGCGAGCATTTACAATTGCCGTTATTACACCCTCAGGTGTACAACGTCAGATGCTAATTGCAAGCCCACGTTTGTATAAGACACTTCACTCTGCAGAGTTTTCACCACAAGGTCCATTGACCAAGAACTACTGGGCAATCAGCCGTACAGGCAAGATGCAACAGACTGTTTACAACCTTAACTCAATCAAGCCACGCGACCTCCTAGAAGACTGGGGCATTGATGAGAAGATGGCAGAAGATGGCGTAGCAGCTATCAAGCCTTTCGAGCGCTCTGTAATTAAGGAGCACACTTGGGAAGAGCTTGAAGAAATTGCCAACTCCCTTCTCTAATTTCTAGTAGTAGGCTGGGGGCAACACGTGCTAAGACCCCCAGCCTTCTTCTATTTAAGGAACCTATGAACATTATTACGACTAAAGAACAGTTAGATGAGATGGTGGCTTACTATCTTAAGCAGGACGCGTATGCGTATGACTGCGAAACAGTAGGCCCACGCCGTGGAGTCACAGTAGTTAATGAAGTGCTGTGGTTAAGCTTTGCTACACATGGTCGTGGAGATGTAATCCCAATGGGACATCCCAATGGTGAGTTTATTGAAACTATACGTCCGCTTACAGGACAAGGGCAAAAGCGCAAAGACAAAGGTTTAGAAGTACGAGAAGCGGATTACTCGGCTGACGATAAGAAAGCCACGCAGGTCTTTGGTCCAGCCCCACAACAGCTATACCCAACAGAGGTATTTAAAGCTTTAGAGCCGTTGTTTTTTAACGAAGAGATTTTAACTATAGGTCACAACTTAGTCTTTGACCTTACATCTGTAGCAAAGTACTTAGGTGGTCGTATTCCATCAGGTCCTTATTTTGACACCATGGTTGGCTCGTTTATCTACGACAACCGCAATAAGAACAAGTGTGGTTTAGATGATTGCTTAGAGCGTGAGCTTGGGTACAAGATGACTAAGGGTGTTGGAGCACAGGTAGAGATACATGCTTTTGATATTGTTGCTAAGTACGCGTATCTAGATGCTAAGTACACCTTTGCTCTATGGAAGGTAGTAAAAGAAAAGATTAATGCTGCAGATGTAGACAACATCATGAAGCTAGAGATGGACGTGCTAGAAGTCCTTTGCCATATGAAGTTGGCAGGAGCACCTATTGATGAGAACGCGCTAGGTGATTTACATCAGCAGTTAGAAAAAGACATTGAGGCAACAAGAGAGACCATCTACTCAGTAGCTGGTCGTGTGTTTAATCTTAACTCTAATCCAGAGAAGCAAGAGTTGCTGTACACATCTAAGGACATGGGCGGTCGCGGATTAAAGCCTAAGGTTCTTACAGGCAAAGGTATTAAGAAGGACATGGAAGGTAGAGAGTTAGAAGTATCTGACTACTCTGTATCAGCAGAGGCGCTTGAGCCATACCGTGAGAAGGACCCATTAGTAAAAGCATTGCTGGAGTACGCAGACCTTAACAAGTTGTTAAGCACCTACGTAATCCCATATCTAGGAGGCGAAGTTGTCAGAACCACAGGTGGAAAATCTAAGATTGAAGTCAAAGACAGTCTCCTCGTCAAAGGTCGTTTACACTGCGACTTCATCCAACATGGCGCAGAGACTGGTCGTTTCTCTAGCCGTAACCCAAACTTACAGAACGTACCAAATCCAGCCACAGCTCACGGAAAAGCTATTCGAAACCTCTTCTACGCTCCAGAAGGCTACAAGTTAGTAGTTGCTGACTACTCACAGATTGAGCCACGAATCATTGCGTCGATGTCTCAGGACCCTATTATGTTAAAAAACTATAGAGAAGGTAGTGATATCTATACAACCGTTGGTGATGTAATGGGTGTTAATCGTCAGGGTGGTAAGACTTTGGTGCTTGCTATGGCGTATGGTGTAGGTCCAGACAAGATTGCTCGTTCTATTGGGTGTTCTATTACAGAGGCTAAGAACCTGCTCAGTGACTTTGCTGTTAAGTTTGCCAACATTAATCGGTACAGGGTTAAAGTTATTGGCGCTACTAAGGTCAAGAACTACGTCACCACTATCATGGGTCGTAAGCGCTACATCCCTGAGATTAACTCTAAGAACTTTGGGGAGAGGGGTAGCGCTGAGCGCCAGGCGTTTAATACACGCATCCAAGGCTCTGCTGCTGACATCATGAAGCTTGCTATGATTAGGGCACACCAGATGATTCCAAAAGAATCACACATCCTATTGACAGTCCACGATGAATTGGTCACCATTACACCTGACCATCTAGTTGATGAAACAAAGGAAGCAATTAGAGAAGCGATGGAAGGAATCAATATGCTAGACGTACCGTTGATTGCAGACGTTAAGGTCGTACAACGGTGGGGAGAAGCCAAGTGAGTTTCTTTGACCGCTTTAAAAAAAGAGAAGAAGACTTTCAGATATTTACTAGGGACATTCCTCTTAGCACCATCCTTCGTTGGTATATCTATGACACAGAGTTAGGAGAACCTAACGAGGTTGTAGAAATCATGGGCCTTAATAGGGCTAGTGAAGAAGGTGACGAGAAAGAGCGTGAAGACTCTGATGAGCGTATGGATAACATCGCCTACTTACTTCCTTATTTAAATGCCATGGCTGACATTGCAGCAGACGTTATTACTGGTGTACAGGTAGATGAGATTACTAAAGACAACCCTAACAATGCCGACGAAATTGAGCGTGAATTAGACACTATGCGGGTGCTGTATAAAGTTGTCAGCTTATCCGCTATCATGGGAGCCTTCGCTTCGGCTATGGAAATAGGTTTAATTGAGCCAGGCGATATACAGAAGACCGAGTGGGAGAATCGAGTACTAGATGAGCAGTAATTGGTGGGCAAATAAGTTAGGCACACAAGCACCACAGCAAGCAGCCCCAACACCACAGTATGTAGCTCCACAGCCTGCTACATACATTCAGCCTTCACAGCCACAGTATCCGCCTACACAGCAAGCAACACCGCAAGCAGAGCGTTGCCCAGGGTGTGGCAGTGGTAACTATGGTGGCGCAACACCTGAATCACGTAAGCGATGCTACGATTGCGGATATCCAATTACTCAAAGTGGTTCGGGTATGGGTAAAGGTGTTGTAGGTAATCAAGGTGGAGGACCTACTCAAGCAGCAAAGCAAGTTTCATCTGGTGGATTTAACCCAACTACAATCATTGGACACATTTAATGAATGCCGAACTAACTAAACTAATAACAAAGATTAATAAGAAGTACGGCTCTGACACCATCGTTATCGGTTCAGAGATTACCGAAGGCATTGGTCGTTTGACTACTGGCTCAGTGTCATTAGATGTAGCCCTAGGTGGTGGGTGGCCTACCAATCAGTGGCATGAGATTATCGGTGAAGCGAGCAACGGCAAGACCGCTATTGCATTGAAGACTATTGCTGCTAATCAAAAGAAGGACCCTAACTTTACTGCGGTATGGATTGCAGCAGAGCAGTGGGTTCCAGAGTATGCAGAGCTTTGCGGTGTAGATGTATCCCGTCTATATGTAGTTTCTACTAACATCATGGAGGAAGCTTATGAAACAGTCATCGAGATTACTGGGTCTAAAGCGGTCGATTGTATTGTTATTGATTCGCTACCTGCCTTGGTCCCTTCAGCAGAAGACGATAAGGAGATGGAGGAATCTACTGTAGGACGCTCAGCGCTTCTTACTAACAAGTTCTTCCGCAAGGTAGGTAAGGCATCTAAGCGCTCCCTCATTGAGGCTGAGCGCCCGTTCATTGGCATCCTAATCAACCAGTGGCGTTCAAAGATTGGTGTTATGTATGGCGACCCTCGCACTACCCCAGGTGGCCTAGGCAAGGACTACGCTTTCTTTACTCGCATGGAAGTACGTCGTGATGAGTGGATTGAGGTTGGTACTGGGCAGGATAAGCGCCGTGTAGGACAGAGTATTAAGGCTAGAGTTATCAAGAACAAGTCAGCCCCACCATCACAGGTTGCTGTCTTTGATTTCTACTTTGCAGACGGTGGAGAAATCCCTGCTGGAGAGATTGACTTTGGTAAAGAGATTATGGCTATGGGTATCCTTAACAAGGTTATTACCAGAGCAGGTGCTTACTACCGCTACGACTTCCAAGGCGAGACTCGACAGTGGATGGGACAGGATGCTATGCTTGCCTCCATACGGGAAGAGTTAGACCTTAAAGAAACTTTAGAACGCGACGTGCTGGACTCTATTAAAGCAGGGTCTAAGTTTGTAGCATCCGATGAGGACTAAAGGACAGAAAGAGTCTAAGAAGCACGAGGACCGACTTGCAAAGGCAATTGGTGGACAGCGTTCAGCTGGAAGCGGTGCCTTTTGGAGTCGTAAAGGCGATGTTCGGTCTGACGATTTGCTCGTAGAGCATAAGTGGACTGGCAAAACCTCCGTAACCATTAAGGCTGCGGTTCTAAAAAAGATTGTCAACGAAGCAATCGTTGAGAGTCGGATGCCTGTCCTCGGCTTTCACCTTGATGGTGAGAACTACGTAATGTTAACCGAAGACGATTTCCTGGAGCTGCGCCACTACCTCCAGGAGTGTAATTGTACGAAGACATCGGGCACGTAGAAGGATGGCGTCATAACGCTAAGTGCCGTGGCATGGATACCGAGCTTTGGTTTCCACCAAGAGACAAAGCAAAATATAAAAAGATAGCAACCATTTCTAAAGCTACGTGCTATGGAAAAGATGGGTTGCCAGAGTGCCCTGTTCGTAAGCAGTGTCTTTTGTACGCAGATAGCATGGATGAGCAGCATGGTATCTGGGGTGGAATGTCACACCGTGAACGCAACGCATTAAAGCGCAAAGCAAATAAAGAAGGAAAAACATTTAAAGAATGGGTATCAGAGGAGAAGTTGTGATAGGTTGTTGCAATGAAAGCAAACAAGCCCCAGCAAATTACTGGCTCCCTGAAAGCATTCGTCGACGTGGCTAAAAAGAACAGCAGAGTAATAGGTTCTGTAGAGCGTCATCTAATCTCTAAGCCCCGTGATATGAGCCGTAGAACAGACGTTCTACACCCCTCCGATATGGTCAGTGATGAGTGGTGCTACCGTGCTTCTTACTTCCATTTAAAGGGTCATGCACCAATAAGCAACCGTGTTATGAGGTTACAGACACACTCCGTGTTTGCTGAAGGGCATGCTATCCATGCTAAGTGGCAGAAGTGGTTTCAGGAAATGGGAACCCTATATGGCAAGTGGTATTGCATTGAGTGTGAAGAAGAATTCTGGGGCGGGTCTGATTGTCATGATGGTCCGTTGGAGTATCGTGAAGTTCCATTGTTTTATGAGCCACTACGCATTTCAGGACACTCAGATGGTTGGCTAGTTAATCTAGGTAATCCACTTATGTTAGAGATTAAGTCTATTGGTGCTGGCACTATTCGCTGGGAAGCACCACAGTTAATGGCTCAGCATGGCGGAGACATGACTAAGGTATGGCCTGATATTAAAGCGCCATTTGAAAAGCACGTTAATCAAGTACAGATTTATATGAAGTTGGCAGAGCTAATTGGGTATCCAGATGTACCACAGGAAGCTGTGCTTATTTATGAAAACAAAGCAGACCAATCAGCTAAAGAATTTGTAGTACCTAAGTCTGATTTTGCTATTGCGCCACTGTTCGAGGCTGCTGCTATGATTGTAGAAGCAGTTAAAAATGACACGCCACCAACATGTAATATTGATGCCTGGGGACAGTGTTCAAGATGCGGAGGATACAATGACTGATTTAGTAGCAACAGGTATTAGCGAAGAAGTGCTAAAGGTATTGGAAAACCAAGGTCTTCCTATCAAGCGCTCTATGAAGCTGGAGCTTCCTGATTTTCCAGAAGACATCACAGCTATTGATGAACAGCAGCTAATGATTATGGCTAGCAAGTACATGGAGAACCTAAACTTCATTCGTACACAGGTAGCCTGCGCTACCCTCGCAGAGGCTGAAGCTGACAGTGCATATGACATGACTGTAGCCAAAGGTTTACTAGGTAAGACAACGGGCAAGAGCACAGAGAAGTCTGTGATGCTCAAGGCAGCCGTTGTAACAGAGCCTGAGGTAGTTGAACTAGCCAAGGCTAAGGACTTTGCCTACGCCTATCGTAAGCTGTTAGAGACCCACCTAGAGAACTTAGAGCGCTACTACTCCCTCACTAGCCGTGAGTTGACACGTCGTACCTCAAACGCTCGCAGTGGTTCGTTTAACAGATATGTCCCTTAAAAAAACTGAAGGAGGCCTCGACCTCACTGACAGTAGCCCAGTTTATTTAGGTATAGACCAATCCTTTACAGGGTTTGCTATGTGTGCGTATAAAGACGATAAGTACTACGCAGAGGTTTATAAATCCAATAATAAAGGTATGCCACGTATGTTAGATATACGTGCTTTTATACGTGACTGGTTATCTAGGGTAGAGATTATCGATGTAGCCATGGAAGGCTACGCGATGGGGGCTAAAGGCAAGGTATTCCATCTAGGTGAGCTTGGTGGCCTAGTTAAGATGGAGTTGGCAGATATTGACAAGTACCCATTGATAATTCCACCAACTACGCTAAAGAAATATGTAACAGGTGCAGGCACGGGACAGAAGAACCAGATGATTTTGCATACCTACAAAAAGTGGGGGCCAACATTTACTGACGATAACGCCTGTGATGCATATGGACTTGCAAGGCTATGCTCAGGGGATGGTACGCTTGCATATGAAAAGGCTATTTACCAACAGGTACAAAGTCCAGACTATAGGGAGATTTAAATGCCTATGTACGATTTTTCATGTATGAAGTGTGACCGCACTGTAGAGATGCACTTTGCATTTGACTCTGTGCAACGCCCTACATGTGAAGGGTGCGGAGAATTTATGGTAAAAAACTACACACCACCTGCTGTTCAATTTAAAGGCGGAGGCTGGGGAGGTCAAGGATGAGTAAGACACAGGAAAAACGCGCTCGCCGTGCTGCAGAACGCGACGCTTTTATTAAAGAGCGTCGCCAAGTACAACTAGCAGTATTTGAATCTAACTTCAATGTAGGGCTTGAGTTCTTTGAGGCCAATAAAGATAAGATGAGCCCAGAAGAGATTGCACAGGTAGAAGAAGAGATTGAGAAGAATCGTAAGCTCATTGAAGAGTGGAAGGAGAAGTGGGATGCGTGAATACCCAGGAATGAAAGATATGGGACTTGAGTTACCAATCCTAGTAGCTGATGATGACTTTATTGAGCACCTTCACGAAGTAGGTTTTGAAGGAACTATTGATATTAATGACCTAATCTTTGAGTGGATTGATTGGGAATCCGATAATGTCGAAGCATAAAGATAAAGAACTACGAGAAGACGGCTGGATGACCGTTGATGAATTTATGGCTCAATTAACCCCAGGACTTACAGAGTACCTGCGGGAAAACTGGGGTCTTAGAGATAACGAGGCTTTGCACCACCCTACAGACCTGTTTACCAATGCTTCTGTATATATGGATATTGCATACCGTATATCTAACGACTTTATTAATTGCAAACATGGCTAGGAATATTAGAGAGCTAAAGCCCGATTTTACAGGGACTATGGCCTATGAGCACGTGGTTTGCCATGAGTGCCCTAACTGTGACTCCAGCCTATGGAACATCAAGGCTAGCTTCCAGGACTACGAAATATCCCAATACCTGTTGGATATGGAATGCTCAATTTGTGGCAGTTATGCCAAGGCACCCACACCTTTAGACAGACCTAATTTAATATAGCCTTCATAATTGTACCTACGGGGCTCCACTATACGTAAACCGAGGTACACATGACCGAGCAACAACCACAAGAAGAACACATCCTGCGTGTAAGCGCGGGCAGTAATCCCCAGGCCGTGGCATCTGCCATCGCCCATAGCATCTACGAAACTCGCACTTGTAAAATCCGTGCAGTTGGAGCAGGTGCTATCAATCAAGCAGTAAAGGCTATCGCTATCGCACGTGGCTACACAGCCCCACGCGGTTTAGACCTAACTTGCATCCCAGGTTTTACCAGTATTGAAAGCCATGACGGGCAGATTTCTGCCATTATTTTTGATGTCAAGGCGACTTAAGACTGTATTTCCCCATTTAATAGCCTACTCTGTTAGGTAATCCTAGGCCAAAGGAAAACAAATGACAAAAGATTCAACAAAGAACTCAGCACCGATTGCTCCGACATCTGCGGAACCATCAAACGCTGCAGGTTCAAAGCCACAAGTTGCTAAGCCTGTAAAGGGAACACTTGTGAAGAAGACTGGTAATGCTAAGGGTGGAACAGACCCATACACACAGGCAAAGCCGTCACGTACTAAGATTACTGCTACAGGTGGAGCACGATACGGTATCCGTGTTAAGTTCCAAAAGTCCACAGCTCCAGAAGCTAGCTCTACACAGAGCAATGGACGTATCCTTTCTTCAGCGGTAAAACGCTCAGCGCCTAACTTCAAAGATGGAATGGCTGGGTAGTTACAACTAAATAGCGCAAAGGCCCCTGTAACTAGGGGCCTTTGGCATTTCATTTGCAAGTAAATGTACCTTTTCTTGCATATAAAAGAATTAAGGGAATATATTCTAAATTAGATTGTTGTATACTATTGCTGACCGCTCACTAGGAGGGTCACAAAAAGTTATATCGTCTAAGGAGATATATTATGGCTTCAGGCTACCCAATGGGTGGATATCCAAAGCATGAATGGAATCTACCAAAGCAAGTACCACACACTACCGCGCTAACAATTACAGACCCATTTAAGGCGCTACACAATATGCTAGACCCGTGGACATTCGGGTTTGAGCGTCACCTAGAGTTCATGCAGAACCTAGATGACGTCCGTATTAAGTCCAACTATCCCCCATACAACATCAAGACTCTACCCGATGATAAAGCTGAGATTGAGCTTGCTATTGCTGGGTTTAAGAAGGATGATGTCACTATTACCTACAAGGAAAACATCATCACAGTCGAAGGCAACCGTGGCGAGGATACTGCAGAATACTCATATAAGGGTATTGCAGCACGTAATTTCGTACAGAAGTTTGCTGTTGCGGACGACGTAATTGTGGGAGAGGCAAAGCTTGCCGATGGGTTTTTGACCATTGAGCTGCAGCGCATCCTTCCAGAAGGCAAGAAAGAAAAGACAATCAAGATTAAATAAGGCTGTCAACCAAGGACCCCCACCTAAATTAGGTGGGGGTTTTTCATTGTGCATACCCAAATACTGTGTTAGGCTGGTATTGTTTGAATCACGATGACGACAAGGAGAGCTCGTGCTAGACGTATTAAATAAGCACTTAACAACAAAACCCGTTATATGCGTTGTAAGTCAGTGGATAAGCGAGTTACCTCAAGAAGAACAAGATGCATTTATTGAACTGCGTAATAACAATAAAGTAGTAGTTGCATCATTATATAAAGATTTAAACAAAGAAACTGAATTGCCATTTAAATTAACTGCCTTCCGCTCACACTTAAGAGGTTATTGCACATGTCGAAATTAAATGCTATTACTAAAGCACTAATTAATGCCGAACTAAACGGCGCAGAAGAAGAAGTAAAGAGAGCCAATACGCCACCAGAATTTAGGGCGCGTATGGACATTGGTACAGATGGTGGATTTTTTGTATCCACACCACGTACAGCAGGAGAGCTCCCAGATGCGGTTGAGCTGTTTAAAGATTTTGATTTAGACCCATCAGTATGGACTGTAGTAAGTATTCGTAAGAGTCGTTGGCAACGTTATGACGGAGAGTGGCTAGAGGCTGCACGAGTTAACGTAAAGCCAGCAGACCAGTTTGTTAACGGTAAAGATTTAGATTACGACGCATTAGTTGCAGAAATTAGCAAGTGGAAGCCAGGAAAAACAGACGCAACAACTGGCCCCTTGTATGCCATATATGCAATTGGTGATACGCAGTACGGTAAGGACGCAGGCGGTGGAACAGAGGCAACTGTTGCACGAGTCATGCTTGGTATTGAAGAGTCTGTAGCACGTCATAAAGAGCTGTTAAAGCTCGGTCGTAAGATTGGCACAGTTGTACTACCACAACTTGGCGACTGCATTGAAGGCACTACTTCACAACACGGCAAGGTGATTGGTCGTAGTGACCTTGGAGTCACACAACAGGTGCGCCTTGGACGTCGCATACTTATGGCTTGGGTAAAGGCGTTTGCACCATTGTGTGAAGAGCTAATCGTTCCAGTTGTTCCTGGAAACCACGATGAGCCACATCGCATCATGATGATTGACCCAACTGACTCATGGCAGATTGAGGTTGTAGCTGCTGTGCAAGATGCGTGTGCAGAGAACCCAGCGTTGTCACATGTTAAATTTATGTACCCTAAGTCAGACCACGCTACATTAGCGATAGATTTAGGTGGAACTATTATTGGTTTGGCACACGGTCACCAAGCTAAAGACATGGGTAAGTGGATTGCAGGACAGGCAACTGGTCGTACACCAGTAGGTTCAGCTGATGTTTTGTTAACTGGTCACTTCCACCACTTCCGCGCTGACCAAGTTGGCCCACGTTTATGGATTCAAGTGCCTGCCATGGATGGCGGAAGTGCTTGGTTCCGTGATAAGAGCGGGCTAGAATCACCAACAGGTATTGTTTCTTTAGTAGTAGGCGAAGGTTATGACCCACGCCGTGATTTAGCAGTACTTGCGGGAGAAAACCGCTTACCATAGTGGTATGGCAAATCCTAATCAAAACACCCAGAACCTAGGTGCCAATGGCATGTCAGGAACCTACACCAATTACGGTGGAGGTGGAACTCCTGTTGCACGTGGTGAACTTGACCATTTGCGTATGGGTGTTGGTCGTCAACCTTCTGCAGAATATCCAGATGGTTATTTAGGAACTATCCGCACACGTCGTGATGACCGCGGTCGTCCTAACGGTCAATCAGAAAATGTATTAGATAGCCTCAAGGTACGTATTGGTCAACGCTCATATCAGCGTGGCGTTCACAAAGGTGAACGTATTGATATGCAAAGTTATTATTACCCAGAAGGTTTAGAACCATACGCAGGTATTAGTCGTCAGATGAAAGCTGCACTAGATGGCAATGTGTATCGTTCAACACGCCATGCACCAGTTGCTAAGTTAGTTCCTGCTCCTCACCTTCCTAATGACGGTAAAGCAGGCCCAACAGTTAAGAGCGATTCGCCTATGCAAATCAATCAGGCTCGTCAAGACCAGATGGCTCGTATGAAACCAGCGTGGAAGTAACATGCCAGGTAAATATGCAGACGGTCGCTATGGTCATAAGCCCTGGGATAAAGACCGCCCTGGAATTAACACTCCAGAGGAAGCGGCATTTCCTCCACAGGAATACCTAGGACCATTCCAATCTAATCAAGACCGCCTACTTAATCAGTCTTTGGCAACATGGACTATGAGCGGTGCAGAACTACAAGCTTTGGTACGCCCTAATCTACCTCAGATTAACCTATTTCCAGATAGATATGGTTATACAGACCAAGAATTAACTATTGAAGATGTCATTGGATTACCTGGTGCACGTAGTGCTCAGCGTGTAGAATCAGACTTCTCACAAGCTCCTGCTGGTAATCAGAGCACTAGCCGCAACACGTTAGGAAACACAATCTAATGAACCATAATGGAAATCAGTTTGCTGGTATTGCAGATATAAAGTCAGCATATGCTGATGGAAAAATTACTATGGAAGAAGCACATGACCTTAATCCAGCTATGGCTAAAGAAAAGAATTCACAAGGGTATGAAACCCATAAATTAAGACCTGAAGGCACTATGTCTGGCGGCATGCAGAGAAGCGAAGAAACCGCTCGTAAAGCGCATAAAAAAGCAGGACTTAAATCAGAAGGTAATTGGTAATGAGTAAAGACCCAGGGCTATTTACAGACAGCACAGGCGAAGGCATGGCTGGGGCTACAGACGTGGCTTTAAGTACTCAACAACAGCTTAAAAACACCATTTATAACGGTTCTAAGACTTGTAAAGGCTGTGGTTCTACTATGAACCCAGTACAATCGCTAAAGGACCAAAGCAATTGCCCCACATGCAATCGCCGTCGGGCCCAAAAACTATTGAAAGGACGGATGTCCCAATGACAGTTAACATCTCACGTTCACAGAACGCTGAACTCAATGAAGGTGCAACAGACGGCAAGTACCGTAAGCGTCGTCCAAACACAACTGTAGCCCCAGCAATGGGTGATGAACTTACACAAAAGAACCGCGCTGGCCTACACCCATACATGAACTATGGCTTCATTAACTCAGAAGAGCCAAGCAAAGTAAACCCAGCAGGTAACTAATGGCTGCGAAACGCAGAGAGGGTGACGCTAACCGCGTATACCAAACACCTAAAAGTAATGTGAATGTGCTCAGAAACCTTTCACACAACGGTACTATGACTTCCCCAAGTTTTAAAGGAAGTCAGTTTTCTTTGACACCTTCTTTAGGTAGCGGTCAAGCTAGCTTAAACAAATGGTTAAATGATGGTAAGCCTGAAGTTACTGCCAATATGGGACGTTCAGTAAAGAAGGCAACTGGAGATACTACATCTGAGGCTCGTCAGAAGGCGTACAACGCTGCTTCAACAGAGCATACAGATGACCTTAAAAGTGGAAAGTATGCACAACAGGAGATGAATTCCACATTTGTAGGGATGAATAAACAGCCTGCAATTAAGATTAATACAGACCCAGCAAAAGGCAAGTAATGGGATTAAAAGATATTGGCAAGATTACCGCTAATGCGGAAAAGCGCGAGAACTTGCGTGAGTCTGTATTATCCTTGCCACAGCCACAGACTGTAGGCGGTCGTCAATTTAGCGACGAAACAAAGAAATTGTCAAGAACTATTAAACCTCGCACAAGCACACCTGATGATGTCTCAGGGCATAAAGGTCTTAAGCTTGATATGAAAAACCCTTTTCATAAAGATTTACTTAACCATCTTTATGATAACGGTGATATTGGCGATTTAACTTTTCATCAAGGCGGAGCAGTATCCCTGCCTAGAGCCGTTGCTTACAATGAAAAAAACTCTAAAAAGTTTGAAGTAGCAGCAGAAACTGGTGGTGGAGAAAAGTCCTACAGCGGATTGACTCCAAAGCCGTCAACTGCGGTGGCTCCTGCGCCACGTAAATCAGAAAAAGATTCAACAAAGCCTGGGGTACGCCCAGCAGCCCCACGCCCTACCAAACCTGTAAGCCCTATCAAAGCGGTTGCAAATAACATTGGGTCAGACCCTAAGTCAGAGATTGCATCCCTATTTGTTGGTGGTAACGCCCGCATTACTCCAGAATCCATTGAGATGGAGAAGAAAAAGAAGGCGGACGCAGAGGCAGCGGATAAAGCCGAAAGAGCCAGATTACGTAAAGAACGGCTAGCAGAAGACTAATCTAGTGTGGTAGGCTACCGTCATGGGTAACATCATTGACGAACTAGAGCCAGATAGAATGAACCTGCTTGTATGTAAGCAGTGTAAGACTATCCAAGAAATTCCATACACCAAGACTGGTAAGGCATTGGGTGAGGGTCGATATGACCAATCCGATAATCCTTTTATTGAGCAGTTTATTGGAACCTGTCAACAAGCAGGTCACTTTGGTGTTTTAACAGACTGCCTTACTGTTGCATGGATGGGTAACGCTCCACTTAAAGAACAGATTTTAAATCAGATTAAAGAGCAGATTTTAGGTGGCGGGTCTAAAGGACTAGACATCTTGGGAACTAACTTTTACAACGTCAAAGACACCTACTCAGCGGATGCTATGAGTTGCTACTCAATCCACAACCGCCCTACAGGTCAGTGCCCAGACTACAAATCAGACCGCAAGGAACTGAAACCAGATACTAATAAAGAACGTAAAGAAGCAGGTCTAGCAGCCACTAATACAAAGATTCACCTATGTGACTTCTGCCCTGTTAAGATGTACAACCAAAAGCGAGCATACCAATCGAGAGGGCTATACAACTAATGTCAAACCACGAAGAGATTATCGACGCAGAAGATATCAACATCGAACTTACTCCAGAGCAGGTATTGGGTAACCCAGAAGAGGGTACAACAGCCTTTCTAGTCATCAAGCGCCCTAACAACGCTGGGTGGTATGCCACCGCTAACCTTAACCTTCGACCTAATATTGAGCGCCCAGCCGAGATGGAAGACATCAAGCATGGGTGTAGAGACATTACCGATAGCATGAATAACACCGATATTGCCCACCAAGTGCTTCTTATGGTCAAAGACGTGCTTGCTTCCCAGGATAACCAGCCTAAGTAACCCTTACAGTTGGCTGTAACTCAGGCTATACTGTAACTACATACTAGGGATAGGCGGCAATCATGGCGTTCATCGAGATGACATGTAATTGTGTAGCAAGTTTTCAAGCGGACGTTTCTGATGCCGCTAACGAGTCGCTCATTATCATGTGGGCCCAACAATTCGTTAGTGCGCATCAACAATGTGGGTATATGAACCCTGTTCGCATGGATGCACCAGAGAAGCATCGTAAATTTGAGTTTGAAACCGACGTTATGTACAAGGAAAAGAAGGAAAAAGAACTATAATACGTAGATGAACTTCTACGATGCCCTTGTTGCGCAAGCGCGACCTATATCCGTAGAGCCATCTGAAACTTCCTACTTCACAAAGCCAGGGGCGGGATTAGACCCTAGATTATTCCGCGATGGCAAGTTGATTCCATCGGTACGTTCTATGGTGTTTCGCATCCTTCTTGAGCACCTTAAAAACCATTTTAATAGCCCAGAGGCCTATATCCACATTTGGTTAGCGGGCTCTGCTGTGTCCTATCAGTGGTCTGCAGCTCGTAAACCAGCTGACTTAGACTGCCTGATTGGCGTAAATTATTTACAGTTTCGTCAATCTAATTCAGAATACAAAGCGTTAAGTGATAAACAAATATCACAGCTATTCAATGAGACTTTCCAAGAGCTACACCCAACAACTAACAACTTCTTAGATTCCTTTGAGCTTACGTTCTATGTTAATGTTCAGTCAGACATTCGCAATATCAAACCGTACGCTGCTTACTCTTTAACAAACGATGATTGGACCGTACAGCCAGAACTTAAGGGTGCGCCATCCAACAAGCAGTGGGATAGAAAAGTAGATTCCGACAAATCAATGGCGTTAGAAATACTTTCACGATACTCACGTGCGTTAAGTGATATTGGAGCAGCCAGTACAGATACGGCACGTCGTAATGCTGAAGCCGCATTAAAACTAGCGGTAGAACAAGGTTCGTCTTTATTTGAAGATATACATCAAGGTAGAAAATACGCATTTAGCCCTAGTGGACAAGGCTATGCAGATGCTCATAACTACCGTTGGCAAGCAGGCAAGGCATCTGGTACTGTGCAGGCACTAAAGCAATTGAAAGAGATTGCTACTATGACTAAACAGCAATTTGAAGAACAAACCTATGGACAACAACTGCCAACTGCCGATACGCTAATTAGACGTGCATTAAGTAATAAACGTTAATACTAATAAGGAGCACTAATCGTGGCAATTTTATTATTTATGGAAGGTGTTTTGCGCAACGACAAAGCATTTCCTATTGCTGATGGCATGGCTCTGTACAGGATATTAAAAGAAAAAAACAGAGTGCTAGTCATGTGTGAAGATAAAGAAAAAAGCGACCACTGGCTACGTCAGCATCGTATTAATAATATGGATGATTTGGTTGATATTGCAGATGTGCCTGCCCCTGGAGAATTTCCTAAACTACGTCAGGTAGAGTGGGTAAAGTCCCAAGGCCCAGTGGAGTATGTGATAACATCCGACCCAGAATTAACTTGCAAACTATTAGAAAAGGGTATTACAACATTAGTGTTTCTTAACCCTACGTATGCAAAAGAAGAGTTTAGACCAGATAGTCGAAAAGGCGTTCGCTCATGGTCTGATATAACCACAGAACTAGAGCGCCAACAGGACCAATATCAGGAGGATGAACGATTATCATGAGACTAACATTTGAACCGCTACATGACGACCCAAAGACTATCTACATCGTGGCTAGTTGGAACCAGGCTTACTGGGGTAGCCAATACCCAGACATCTTTGATAGTGATGACTTTCAATCTGAATTTGAGTCACATTCTAAAAATAAAGAGGGGCTTCCACGCACCTACGTTGCAAAATTAAATAACGAATTAGCTGGGGTTGTAACTATAGAGTCTGACCCTGCTATAGATAGTTGGTCTTTTGGACCTTGGGTAAGCAACCTGTACGTAGCTGAAGACTTCAGGGGCCAGGGCATCGGCAACTATTTAATGGAAATGGCTTTAGTTAAATTAAAAGAACTTAACTACGAGAAAGCCTATATTTGGACAGATGCATCCAATGAAGAGTATTACACCCGCCGCTTATGGACAGCTGTTGCTGGCAGTGAATTGGGCGAACGACGCATTTTGGTATTTGAAAAGACCTTGTAATGCGGATTGTATATTTGGGATGTGAGATTCCAAGTAACCGCACCCTGCTAGAGTCGACCACAGCTAACCATGTGGGCCTGAGCTTCTACGGCCTTGTAAAGCGCGGATTACCTAAAACCAAAGAGTATCTATTAGAAAACTACTTTTCTAAGGATTCCTATATTTATGTGTACCCAGGGTTACCTAAAAACCTGAACATGACCAGGGTTGAGCTCGAGGAGTTTGCTGCTGCCTACGAGCACATGATTGCCTTGAACATTGACCGCATTTCTATATTTGCTGAGATTAATAACTCATTTGTTTCCCCGTCATTCGTGGAGGAGCAGCGCCGCACAGCTTGGTCCCAGGTTCCGCCAGGTAAGTTCTTACCAGTTTGGAACCCAGAATCTAAGTTAGAAACCCTACAAGCCATGGGAGATAAGTACCTAGATATAGGCATACCAGGCGATGTAATCGACGTAGAGACCCGTCTAGCTTCAGTCACAAGACTTATGGCTAAGCGCAATGGAAACCGCTTCCATGCGCTAGGCTGTGCCAAGCCAGACAACCTACGCTCTGTGCCTTTTGAGACCGCTAGCACCCTCTCATGGCTCTCGCCAATGATGCACGGGGAAACGATTGTCTGGGACGGTACTAGGCTTATGCGCTACCCCAAGCGTATGAAAGAACAGGCTCGCTCACGATACAACCACGTATATGAGAAGGCTGGCATAGATGCAGATAAAATTGCTGAAGATGACCCACAGGAAGTGTGTCGCCTTGCAGTATGGTCATACGAACAGTTTGAGGTTAGGATAAATAAAGTGGGCGATTCTTATCATGATAATAACGATGAAACTAACATGTCAGATAACGCGGAACTGACCCCAACCAATGCTGATAATAAGGGTATCCAGATGCGGAAACTTAATCCGCGAAATCCAGAAGAAATGGGCAATTTACCAGTCTTCGGATACGAGATAAAGACCGAAGTTGATGCTGATGGAGTCATATCAGATACCACCCATATCTCATCCCAAGCAACCACAATTCGTGCATGCGATACATGCTTTATTGCCTCTAACTGCCCTGCTTACAAGCCTCAAAGTGTGTGCGCTTTTAAGTTACCAATCGAGGTAAAGACTAAAGACCAACTTAAGAGTCTTATTAACTCAATCATCGAAATGCAGGGACAACGCGTTGCTTTTATGCGTTTTGCTGAAGAAATGAACGGTGGATACGCTGACCCTAACGTTTCTCAGGAGATAGACCGCCTATTCAAACTTATAAAAACCACCAAAGAATTGGACGACTCACGTGAGTTTATTCGCATGACCGTAGAGCGCCAAGGGTCTTCAGGTGTGCTATCTTCCATCTTCGGAGACAAGGCTCAGGCACTAAAAGAACTGCCAGACGGCGGGCTAAATGAGTCTGAAACAACCAAGATAATCAAGGATTTAACTGCAGATAAGTAAGTTTTATTATCATGATAATAACAACTAAATAAGCACGGAATCACACAGTCTGAAATCGGCTGTAACTCATGGCTACACTATACGACCCCCTATGAATGGAGAACACATGGCACTATCTTTCCGACTAGCCGAAGACTTTCTAAAGGAGTACCGTGCTAAACAAGTGCCTTGGGGATACAAGGATGCTGGCGGTAACTCCGTCGGTGAGATTACCTTCCTTCGCACCTACTCCCGTCTAAAGGCTGACGGAACTAAGGAGACATGGACTGATGTTTGCCAGCGAGTAATCGAAGGCATGTACTCAATCCAAAAAGACCACTGCAAGTCCCAGCGTCTTCCTTGGAATGACTCACGAGCTCAGGCTTCGGCTAAGGAAGCCTTCGACCGCCTGTTTAACTTAAAGTGGACTCCCCCAGGTCGTGGACTTTGGGTAATGGGAACTCCCTTAGTGAATGAACAAAAGAACTCTGCTGCTTTGCAGAACTGCTCTTTTGTATCCACCGCTTCTATGACCAAGTTAGACCCTGCTAAGCCTTTTACTTTCTTGATGGAAGCATCGATGCTAGGCGTTGGTGTGGGCTTTGATGATAAGGGTGCGGACAAAGACTTCCCTATTTACGAGCCTTCTAAAGATGAAGCCAACCACCAGATGTGGGAAATCCCAGATACCCGCGAGGGATGGGTGGACTCTGTTGGCATGCTTATCAACTCCTACTTAAAACCAGACCAGCCTAGATGGGTATTTGATTACACACTTATCCGTCCTGAAGGAGAACCAATCAAGACCTTCGGCGGCACTGCAGCTGGGCCAGGGCCTCTCGTTAAGTTACACGACTATATTGCTAACCTATTTGAAGGTCGGGCTAATCAAAAGTTAACCCGCAAAGATATTGCAGATATAGGCAACCTGATAGGCGTTTGCGTTGTCTCTGGCAATGTCCGCCGCTCAGCCGAACTTCTCATGGGTCGTTTGGATGACAAGGACTTCTTAAACTTAAAGAACCCTGCTGTATATCCTGAACGCAACTCTTATGACCCCGCCTCTCCTGGCTGGGCATGGATGTCTAACAACTCTGTCGAGGTAAAGGTCGGAGATGACTTCTCTGGAATTATCGAAGGTATCGCTCTCAATGGTGAGCCTGGGGTTATCTGGATGGATGTTACCCGTCAGTATGGTCGTCTTATTGACCCAATCAATAATAAAGACCATCGAGCCTCTGGATATAACCCATGCGCTGAACAGTCCCTTGAATCTTTTGAGTGCTGTACTTTGGTGGAGACTTACCTCAACCGCCACGACTCTATAGATGACTACAAGCGCACATTAAAGTTTGCGTACTTATATGCAAAGACTGTCACGTTGCTTCCTACTCACTGGGAAGAAACAAATGCAATCATGCAACGCAATCGTCGTATCGGAACTTCTATGTCTGGTGTGGCTAACTTTGCAGACCGCAAGGGCTTGCCAACTCTCCGTGAGTGGATGGACTCTGGCTACAAAGTCATCCAAGACTACGACCGCACATACTCAGAGTGGCTAGGTATCCGTGAATCTATTAAGACTACTACTGTGAAGCCAAGCGGAACTGTATCTATCCTTGCTGGAGAATCTCCTGGAGTGCATTGGACGCCAGGTGGAGAATACTTTAACCGTGCAATCCGCTTTTCTAATGATGACCCTATGCTACCTCTCTTTAGAGCGTCGGGTTATAAAGTAGAAAAGGCTTCGGAATCTCCAAAAACAACTTCTGTAGTCTTCTTCCCCATCCATAGCTCCGCGCTACGCAGTGAGAAAGATGTTTCTATATATGAAAAGACCTCTCTCGCGGCTATGGCTCAGCGCCATTGGTCAGACAACAGTGTAAGCGTTACAGTATCGTTTGACGCGGACAAAGAAAAGGATGCCGTGGGAACAGTGCTACATATGTTTGACGGGCAACTCAAAACCGTTTCCTTCCTACCTATGGGGAACGCGACTTACCCGCAAATGCCATACACACAGATAACTAAAGAAGAATACGACAAATCTACTATGAAGTTACTGCCTATTGACTTTACTGATGTCTATGCGGGAATGGCAGCGGACGCAATCGGCGAGAAATACTGCTCAACAGACTACTGCGAAGTACCTAAACAATAAACTAATATAAAAGTAGAGAGCCCCTAGTTACCCGAAAACTAGGGGCTCTCTTTATTGGGAGAGGCGCAGGTCTATCTATCCGAAGGGGTGGGTCATGGATAGCCTTAAAAGTGTTAGTAGAGGAACACTCTCTTTGACGCCTATATTAAGTTATTTACATTTATTACAGTAATTAGGAACTCTCAGATTATTAGGGTGTGTGCGGTAAGTGCTACCACAGTGAAAGCATAGAACTTGCACAGTAGAACTATCTCCGAACTTACTCTCTTTAATATAAAACGGGTTACGAACTCTTATATCTTTAATCATCATCTTCTAACTCATCATCATCTACCCACTCATCGGGGTCTATTGTAGGACTTGGGTTACCCCAATCAGGTTCAGGAACGATAGGGTCAAACGAATAACCAAACTTAGACATTTAACTATTAAATCTCTCTCTTGAACAATACTTTGCCCTCAAACGACATAGGCTTGCCCTTTGCGTCAAGGTCAGTACCAGCAATCATCTTTACAGACTTCTTAGTGGTCATCTTAATAACCATTTCCTTAATCCAACGCTTACCTGCGCTCGCGTTAGACCATGCGGTTGATACGATTACATTACCTTCGTCAATGCCCTCATCATAAGTGGTAACACGGGCTAACCATGCGCCACCCTTCTCAGGGTTCTTCTTTAGCGTAGCGTCAAATACTACATTTACTTTCTTAGCCATTTAATTTCTCCTTAGGGTAGGCGTGAAAAGGGTACTGCTATACAACTAACTTGTCTAGTGGGCGTTGTGCGCCCAGCACAAACTAACTAACGCCGTCCATTTCCGATACGGACTTCTTCTCTATCTTTAATCCTTCGTCTTTACCGCAACTGCAATTACCGCAACCGCACTTACTCTCTTTATCGTCAGACATCTCTCTCTCTCTCTCTTATTAAATAGACGCAGGGCTACCCTGCGGTACGATACACATTACGCAAAAGGCTAACCCAACCGCTACGGCTTGCTCAATATCCATGCCTTCGGGTGCAATTAACTCTCCGTTATCATACTCAATAAAACAACGGGCGCATCTCATTTCTCAATACCAAAGTCCTCTAGGTTCTCATCTGTAATAGTAGTGGTGGGTTCTAATTTATATTCCGTACCATAGCCCTTGTAGATTACTGTGCCGTCATTATCGGTAATTGTAACCACTTCTCTTGCCGTTGTAATAAAATCTTGTAGGTAGTGACTATCAACAATAGTTTCTACTGTGGCTTCACTCTCTCCCTTATATTTAATTCCTTCGGGTAGTGTAATAAGACTATCCCACTCCTCTTTATTGGCGTGTTCGATAGCCTCAATACATGTTTCTACCATAGCAAGGGGTACGGGTGGGTTAAGATTATTCTGTAAGTGGTACGCGACCAACTTCCAATAGTCGCTGACTTCCTCTAACTCGTCGTCAAGGTTCTCTATAATCTCGCCTTCATATACTTCGTGACCTTCATGGTCGTATCCGATAAACTCATCAGACATGGTAAGACACTCCCGTTCGTAGGTTTCTTTGATACATAACTTCTGTAATTGTATCCCTAGTAAGACAATTAGCACAACCGCATGCTAACGGGTGTCCTTCAATAAGCCTATCTAACTCATCTAATAACTCTGTTACGCTCATGCTATCTCCTTTACAATAAGGTTAGCCTTGTGGATAAGGTCGCCGTATTCCTGACGCACCCACTCATCTGCTAACGCTAGGGCTTCCGCGCTTGTATCTGTATCCCATGCGGTTGATATATCCGCTACAACTCTTACTTCGTACTTAGGCATATTCCTCTACCTCTCGCTCAATAACGCCTTCTACAATAAGGCTATCTAATAGGTCTGCTACATCTCCTAGCCGACCCTTTAACTTAGGGTCGGTTACTGCGTATCGTGCTTCCTCTACGGCATTTACCATTGAGTATAGGTTTTCCTTTGTGTATTCCATTATGCTTTCTCGCTTTCTGTTTCTAATAGGCTTAGGTAGCCCACGATAGGTGGCTCTATATTTAACTCTGTCATTAGTTCATAGATACTGTCATTAGCCTCATCTATCACCATGCGCTCGTCATGGTAATCAAGGTTCTCTATGCGTGGGTCGTCTGCGTTACGAAGGTACGCGGTATCTAGTGCTACATCTAGTGCGGTATCTAATAGGCTTATTGCCTTCTCATCACCATTTATATATTTATTAAATAGGGCTAGGTATTGTGGGTTCATTTGCTTCTGTCCTCTAGGTAGAATAAATAATCTAACGCGGTATCACACGCATTAACGCCGTACTCGTCTTTTTCGATTTCCTCATGCGCCTTTAATCGGGTTAATACTTCTTTCAGTAGTTCTTTGTAATCTATATTTGGGTCTTGGTATTCCATATTTGTTGCCCTTCTGTTTGTGTTGTAGCGGATACCTGCACCTTAACTGCAAGTATCCGCCCGAACGCCTGTTCGTATTGTTAGTGCCTCTTACCCATGACCAACTTAACTAGGTCTTTAGCAATATCTACTAGGTCGCGTGGCTCTGATACTACACGCATTACCTGTGCTTCATGTCGTACTTCCTTCATGTACGCCTTGTAGCGGTCGTAGTCGTTAGCCTTTATCCACTCAAAGTCACCGAGGAAGGCTACGCTAGTCATAACTCCCTCTTTAGATAAGTCTTTAATAATCCTATCGTTCTGCTCTGTCATATCCCATGAGCCGTCGGTAACGATAAATAGTATCTTGATACCTTTACGGCTAGTGCGAAGTATGCGTTGCGCTTCTAATAGGGCTTTGTAAGGGTTAGTACCACCGCTACTATTTACGAAGCGGTATTCCGTAGGCTTAGCCTTCTCATCTGCGCTATAAACTAGGCGAGAGTCGTGGTTAAACTTATAGACGGATACGCGCCCGTTAATGCGTTCGATACCGCGCTTGATAGTCCATGCGCTCTCCATAGTTCTCTGTATCTGCCACGCCATGCTACCGCTAGTATCTACTAGGACTACCGCTTCTATGTCGTTGTTGCTATTGCCTTCACTCCACCTATCGAATAGGCGGTTAATGTCGTTAATATCTGACTTCATAGCGCGACCTATATTTAAGCGACCGCTTTCTACTTCTAACTCCCATTGTGGGTCGTTATCTATGCGTAGGCGTTCCATAGCCACAGCGAAGTTACGAGCGTTAGCCTGTAACTGTGGCTTCACAACGCTATTAGTGTATGAGCCCTGCTTAATAGCACTATGAGAGTTAGAGTTATCACGGATAGCCTTACGGACTTCCTGTGTATCTCGCTTAACTTCCTCACGCTTTAGTAGTTCGTTGAGGTCATTGTTAATCTTATCTTTGAGGGCTTTATCATCTGCGCTCTGCTCATCTGATAAGCCTGTTGTATCGTTGGAGTTAGTGTTATCGGCAGGTTCATCTAACTTCTCATTACCTGCGTTACTACCTGCTTCCTGACTACTAGCCTTATCTTGTAGTTTCTGTTGCTCTTTGTTACCTTCCATGCGACCTTTATCCATAGGCTTGCGGTCGCCATGACCACCGCCGTCCTGTGGGATAGGGCTATCACCCGTTGGTTGGTCGTCCTTACCGACTATCTGTGCAAACTGTCGGAGAATATCCAACGCTCTTGCGTAGTCGCGTGGGAATACGAGGGTGCGGTACTCATGGATAATCACGGATAGCAACTGCGCGGTATTAACGCCATGCTTCTTAATAAACCTATCTGCGAGTTCCTGTCGCAACTCTATATCTAAATACTTACGACCTGTAAATAGTGGGAAGTAATCTGCAAACTCGTTGCTATCTCCCTTCAAGATATATTCTAGGCATGAGGCTTCTAGGAAGGGTGCGGTCGCAGGGTACTTAGCGATTAGTAGGCGTTCGATACGGCTATCTTCTAGGATATTGAAGGCTCTGCCTAAGCCTTCCTGTCTGATAGTCGTACCAAACTCACTACCACCACGCGGAGTCCATAGGACATGCGCGACCTCATGGTAGTTAAACCCATGAAGGCTCACGATACTCTCGTCGGTTACATCTTCTAGTAGGTGTGCGTTGAACACGATATTCTTGCCGTCGTTATAGGCGGTAGTATCCATTTCAGGGTTATCTTCAACCCGTACTTCTACGGGGTCGCCTGTAATAATCCTATCTGCCTTGCTATACACGATACCGACGGATTGTAACTTTTCGATATGCTTTGCTACGGCTTCCTGTCGTTCTTCAATAGCGTCGTAGTCGGTAACCCAATTACCTTCTTCATCACGGGAGTTATATTCTCCCCCGTAACGAAGTTCGTTAATAAGGTTATCTAATATGTCGTTCTGATTAGCCTTAGGCATTTTGATTTCCTTCTGATAGGACTTCTACTAGCGCGTTGAACGATTGAAGTTCCTGCTCTAGTGCCTGTGTAGCGGTAATGTCAGGGTCGCTAGCCACTATGCCTACTTCGTAGGAAGCGACCTGTGCGCCTACTTCTGTATTAGCAATAGCCTGTTCTAAGTTAGAGTTACCAAACACACTAGCCTTATTAGTAACTTCTAGTCCTAGTTCCTCTGCGATATTGTCGCGGTGGGTGTTGATTACTAGGCGTACCGCCGAGCGTTCCTCATCACCCTCAAAAGAATTGACATAGGTGTAGGTAGCAAAGTCCATGCCAAACTGCTTTGCATGCTTAACGAACGCGACCAACGCTCTAGTGGATACGGGAGTCAATAGCGTACCCTTATTAAACTCATCACGGAGTTGGTTAGCCATATCTACTAGGGCTTTGTTACCGAGTAACTTCTGCTCAATAGGCTTATCGTATGGGAAGGATAGGCGAATTGCGAAGCGGTCGGCGAGTGCCTGATTAAGTGGGCGAGTGCCACGATAGTCAGGGTTCATGTCGGCGATAATAATTAAGTCCTTATGGGCGCGGATAACCTCTCCACCATTTTCCATTAACTGTATCTCACGGCGGTAATCTAATAGGCTAAAGATAAAGGTGAGGAAGCGTTCAGGTGCGAAGTTAATCTCGTTAAATAGGAGTACGCCACCATTACGGACGATTTCTGTAACTGCGCCGTCCTGCCAACGGAAGTGACCTTCGGGTGTTGGTATCCAACGACCGATTAGGTGTGAGGCTTCTAGCCCGATATGGCATGCGACATTGAAGTAGCGCATGTTTCTAGCGGAAGCATAAGCCTGAACGCTCATAGTCTTACCTGACCCTGCGTGACCCTCAATAAGGATATTCATGTCATTGACTAGGGCGTAGTCATATACCTCAAAGTCGGTAAGGTTATTAACGACCTTGCGGTTGATATATTCCTTAGCCCACTTCTTGTCGGGTACGGATACCATAGCGGTAACGAGGCTATTAGATAGGTCGGCATTGTTAATAGTCTTAGTAGGCACGACGGATACTTCCATAACCTTAGTAGCGACCTCTGCTTCCACCGCTTTCGCGATAGGCTTAATAGATACACCCGTGGTTCTGCGCTTGTCGGTAATGAAGTCGGCTAGGGATTGGTCGCCTGACTCTAGGCGTGTAATAAGACTATCTACTGCCTCATTGTGTGCCATAGGCGCGGTTGCTTCGGGTGCGCTTTCTAGGGCATATAGGGCTTTGATACCGACATTGGTAATCTGACCCAACTTCATCATCTCAATATCCCTATCTGATAGGACTACGGCGCAAGGCTCGTTGGTGATAGGGGCGGTTGGGATAGTGCTATCTGTAAGGGGTTGCCATGATTGACCACGCCCCTTCTGACCATTGGATACGCGGTGGTATCCGATAACTTCTGTATCTGTACCGATAAGGAGAGTCTGCGATTGTGCAGGTGTTCCTTCTAGTTCGGTGTCAGACACTACGAGTAGTGCGAGCATATTGTGACCCTTCGGTGCGGTTATAGAGATACCCTCTTGTACCTCATGGATAGATACTAGGGGATAGGCTCTCTATATTAAAGACGGCTCTCAAATCTGTTCATCTAGTTATCCACAGCCTCTCTCGCCTCTCTACCTGAACAACCTATGAACAACCTCTACCGCCACCACCGCCACCTATCATCATAATAAGCCTAGTCCATAGCCGTACATCTGGTGTTATCCCTGCACACTCCCTTCGGCTCGGTGGCAGTAGCCTAACGGCTAAATAAGCCTATTAAATGCGCCCTCTTTCTCTCTTATCATTGGCTCTCTTTGCTTGTCAAACTCTCGTTCATACAGTTATCCACAGGCGGCAAATGTTTGTGTTGAGCAATAGCCTACGGCTTATTGCTCAACAGAGGAATCCAGCCTTTTTATATTAAAAAGGCTGGCAAAAAGGGTGGGAAAGCATAAATGTATAATTGAATACATTTATGCGATGGGTGGGCCAACACAAACATTCCAGGCTGGCGGCAGGAAAAAGCCCCTCTGCTAGTCTTAGCAGAGGGGCTTGGTGGTATTCCCGAAGGGGACGGAGATACTACTTCCTAGCAGATTTTAAAACCACCACTATCTGCTAGAAACTGTGCAAACTCTTCTACATTAGTCCTACTAAAGGGATAGTGTGTCTCCCAACTATCTGTTTCTCCCTTGCCATGACACCCATTACAGTATCCAATAGCCCTACCTAACGCGCTCGCCTCGGCATCTGTTAAGACTTGTACATCCATGCCGTGCTCCACGCCCACATTGTCGGTACGAATCCCTGTTGCCTCGCAGTATTTGCACGGCTCTTTAGGTAGGCTTGCTAGATACTCGTTACGCTTCTGCTCATAGGTATCTACAACGCCTTCTGATAGGCTTATTGTGAGGATATTAGCGAGCGCCTTAGCGCCTTCCTCATCTAGACCGTCACCGTCGTTGGTATGACCTTGGACTCCTTGTGTCAGTTCAGGGGCAATCTCCTCGCAGAAATCCCACAAAGGTCGCCACCACCATACATTGTTGCGGAAATACTCACCCTTCTCACTAATAGGGTTATTTCCATAGACATCCATACCCATTATGCTAATCCCATCCGTTTCTTAATCTCGTTGGCTACTTCTAAATCTATCGGTGTAATAGTCTTATCTTCGTAGTCACCACCATAGTTGTAGGTAATGTTCTCATCTACGCTAATAATGTAGGTAGCGTGTAGGCAATCCATACTCCAGTTAGTAAGGTTGAACTCCCGTTCCTCAGGTGATAAATCCATGAACGAGGTTATGTTCTCCCCATCAGGGTCGTTCTCCTCGTCGTACTTACCATCCTCATCCCATGAGTGGTACTTCGCATGAGACTCAGCCATAAAGTCTGCCTCATCTGCGGAGTTAGCGTTGCCGTGGGTATCGCAACTGTCGCAATACCATACCCACCCACCGATAGTGCTTTTGCAGGTTGCAGGTGTGATTAAGTCTTTAATCTGCATTACGCCACCTCAATCATCATATAAGACCAATTCTCATTGGCTTTCTGCATTACAGGCTTAATGCTATCTAATAGGGTTTCCTTACCTGCTTGTGCCATAGCCCCATCTACGATACCGCTAGTCACATACTTCAGGTATTCGTGTTCCTCTACGCACACATTGAAGGTGACTGTGAAGGGTACTTCTACCATCTTCTTGCCGTTAATAACCTTAGTTGTCATTTGATAACCCTTCCTCGATATAACGCTTCAAGTCTTTCGTGGTCATGTCTAATAGTGCTATTGGGTCGAACTGCTGTGCCTTGCTCTGCATACCTTCATTACTGCGAAGGATAAGTGTGAGGTCATCAGGGATTTCTATATCCATTACATCTATCATCTTGGCGAAAGTGCCCATTAGGAACGCCATTGGCATAAACGCACCCTTAGCCCACGCCACATGGATTGCTAGGGTTACTGAGGATATATCGTCCTCGCTTGGTTGTTGGTCAGCCTCATGCTTTTCTTGGCAAGCACCAAAGCCTGTATTGGCGAGCGCGTTAATAAGATTACCAACGAACTCATCTTCCTCACGCATAGCCTGTGCCATGACGGCGGTTTTAAGGTTGCCGTCTGATAGACCATAAGACCCGCGTGGGAACTTAGGGTCGTAGTTCTCATCTTCCTGACTGCCTAATAACTCTATCGTAGTCATTAGTTCTGTGAAACGCTCTCTGCGCTCTGTGTTATTCATAGTATCTCCTTTACTAGGTAACGGCGTAATACTAATACCCCACCTCTCATCTGCATAGGGGGCTGTTCATCTACTTATCCACAGGGTTGTTTGTGCTGGGACTATTAGATGGCGCTTTGATAGATAAATCTATCAAAGCATATAAAGCTTCAATAGCCATCTAATAGTCCCAGCACAAACTATTTGCGCATGCAAAAGCCCCTGACCAGTCCAAATGGTCAGGGGCTCTATTAGCAGGGTTATCTACTAATCCTCGTAGATAGTTACATCAACATGTTCCTGAAGGAAGTCGTCCAACTCCCATGTTGAGTCACGGTAATCACCGTTGTCACCTAGTGATGAGATACTTACCTTTAAGATAACCTCATCAAATGAGATGTCATCTAGGACTTTTTGCTTAGCGTCGTCCTCATCATCAGCCTCGATATCAACGATTTCCATGACCGTTGAGCCGAACAGAGTAACCTCTGCGCGAAATCGTGTCCGAAGGTCGGACTCCTCTGCGGTATCCCAACCACACGCAATCGCAATCTTATTAAACAGTTCGACGGCATCTTCTTCCGTCATTGAGCCGTCCGATACCTCGGACTTGAATATGGCTAGTACATCAGCCCTATTAGAGGCACGGAGTGTATTCCAGCCCCATTCCTTGCCCGTCTGACGGGCTTCCTCTACGCGGGTCGCGATGTCGCTCTCCTCGTAGTAGGTTATATCATTGAGTGTGAACATAACCGTTCTTTCTCTTAATATGAACACCCCTTGTGCTCATGGCTTTATATTAGACTATCTAACAGACAGGTCTCAAACTCTTGTTTACCTGGTTATCCACAGGTTACCCGCCAGTAATGTTTGTGCTGGGGCTTATGTGTGTATTTAAAGAATGTTACCGATATACACACACGCCCATAAGCCCCAGCACAAACAAATCAGCCCCCAAGCTTTGCGCTTGGGGGCTGTCTTGTAATCTTATTAGACGCTCGCGAACTCGCGAACTGCCTTCAAGATTCGTGCCTTCTCGGCATTGACCGTAGGGTCGAAACCAGCAGCAGCACCGATAAGTGCCTCACCATTGGCTGTGCGTGATGAGCGGAAGTAATCTAGGCGCTCAGTGAGAGCGTTAAGTGCTCCCCAATAGTTACCCTTGATATTGGTCTGGGTAGGAGACTGGAAATAAATATCATCCAGTAGGTCGCGCTTGGCTTGCCACTTGGTGAGTGACTGAGGCGCAGACTGTGCGTCAGGCTTAGGATAAACGGCATTTACCAATTTATCCCATGCTTGAGAGTCCATCGAGGACTGAAAGAGACCTTGCGCGATAGTCTCAAAAGAGTCCATGTGCGCGAAAGTGAGACCCAATACACGACGAGCCTCGGCTGTGCGCTCGCCAGTCTTGAGAGTGTGGCGCAACTTGAAAGATTGCTTGCAACCCTTGAGCGCCATATTGAGAGTGTTTTGGCAAACAACTCTAACGGGAGTAATTGAGGCGGTAACGCTGGCGCTACCGTCATGTGAGGATGAGACTAGGAGATAAGTCGTAGTCTTATCATTGGCACCCGCTGGGTCCAATACGAACTCGCGAGGTACGACGAGGGAGCCGAAGACAACCTTGCCATCCTTGATTGAGCCAGCAGATTCCCAAGACGCGCCACCGTCTAGGATATTATCCCCGAACTGGAACAGGTCCTCATTCTGGAATACGCGGTAACGCTTACCCACGATTGAGAGGACATCCTTGCCCCCGTCGAATGGGTTGGTGCGTGTGACCATGAATAGGTCGGTTGATGAGCGGTAATCCGCTGGATATTGAACAGGCTCGAGGTCTACACCCCAGCCAGCCAATTTGGCACTTTCTAGCATGTCGGCGGTTGTGACATGCTCGTCAATGCCGAAAGTACGGTTGGCGAGACCATGCCACGCGGGAGCACCGCGTAATGCAAAAGCCACCTCACCGTTTTGAACCTCGAGCGCATGAGCCACGAGAATCCCCCTTCGGTAAATATGCAACGCCTTGTTGCATGCGCTTATCTTAGGCTTATCTCTCGCTCTCATGCAATAGGGCTATCTCTACTTGTTCATCTAGTTATCCACAGGGCGCCCTGGTTGTTTGTGTTGGGCTTGTTGCTAGTAGTTAATAAAAGTCGGAAAGCTATTCACACACACATCAACCATTAACAACAAGCCCAACACAAACAAAAAGCCCACCGCATCTCTGCGGTGGGCTCGTTGCCTTTACACGGGGGGTGTAAAACCCTTAGACGAGAGGCTCGTCAATTTTGAACAGGTCGCGTAGCGCCTGAAGTTGCTTTTGGTACTTGCGGGCTTGCGCCTTGTAGTTATCGCGTTCAGCGATTAGGTCGGCTATCATCTTTTCGACAGTACCGACGGCGTTTTCCTGCTTAGCCTTTTTGGTCTTATACTTACCGCGTGGCTTGCTAATAACCTTAGCAGGATTGTGTGTTCCCACATGGATTGACATCTGTGGACGGCTTAGAGTCTGGTCGTTGCAGATTAGACAGCCGTAGGTTGTGAGGACATTGTTATTTTCCTCTAGCCATGTTAGTTCAACCATGTTGTTGAAGAATGTACCTGTTCGCATTGGATTAGGTACGACATTGCGTTCGCATAGAATTGCGTTTTTGCGTGTGAATTGCATATTATCACCCCCCTGTTGCATTAGAGTATCTCCCCTGTATGGAGCGCGACGAATCTCGTCATGATATGTCTCCTATCTCTAATATGAGCGTTGTTGCTCATGTGAGTACTATAACCAATAATCTCAGTTCTTATTCCATCTCGTTCATGTAGTTATCCACAGGCTGGGGTGTTTGTGTTGGGGCGTGTGTATATATAAAAGAGCTATTAATAACCAGACATACATACACACCCACACGCCCCAACACAAACAAGAAGCCCCCTGTGACGGCAGGGGGCTTCTTGCTTAGGGGATTTCTATGCGGCTTGCCTTTCAGCAATCGCACGTCGCACATAAGTCTGTGTCTTGCTTGTTGTAGGTGAGAACTTCTGCTCTACTACATACCAGCCATTGGCGCCAAACCATGCGATAGGCGTAGCATATGAGAACACTACATAGGCGCCAGTCTTGAACTCTGCAATAAGCTTATTATATTCATCACCTAAGCGCCCTGCGCTAGGTGTGTAGTTCATAAACTTACCGCTTAGGCTTGAAGCCTCGAAAGGCTCGCGATTTGCTATGCGTTCCATAGCAATTTTCTGATTAACTTGCAATTTCATTAGTTAGCCCCCTCGTAATCGTTTTCACGGTCTTGCTCGTAATAGTAATCCCCTGCGCGTTCCGCGTGGTCTGCACAGTCTGCGTAACCCTCACCGTAACCTTTTGCCCAGTAGTGACGGGATACGAAATAGAATACGGCCCCCGCGATAATAATGTCAACAAGGAGATTAAATCCATTGTAGAAGATGATTTCATTACGCATTTACCTTCCCCTTTTCCTTATTTGCACATTCGTAACAGATTTTTTCGATTCTATCCATACATTCTAGAAGAAACGCGTCTACGCCACTAAACACGATATTTTCCTTAGTTCCACATATTGAACACATTTTGAAGCCTTTCCGTCATTTAGTGAGCCCCTTGCTCACTGGTATAAACTTATATCAGAGCCCTATTAGATGCAATCGCCTGTTTACCTACTTATCCACAGGCTCTCTTTGTTCCTGGGGTTCCTTTGCCAGTCCCTAAGCCGTTCTATATTGTTTGTGTTGAATGCCTAACCCAATGCCGTATAAGGGAGTAAAGTAAAGGCGCGGAGGGAAGTCCGCGCCTTTGACCTTATGCCTTGATACCGAAGTCCTCGCACACGCCTTGCACTGCGTCGTTAAGGTCTGCGATTAATAGTTCAACCTCGTTGCCGTCCATGTCCTTGGTCATGTCCTCGGTCACGGCGCTTGTCCATGCTGGCTTAGGTGCGTCAACTACTGCTTCCATGTCAGAGATGATGTACTTAACCTCGCCTGGCTCAGGTAGAGGTGTGGCTAGTGCTAGCCCTAGTGCATTGTGTAGAGCCTGTGCCTGTGCAACGGTTAGGCTAACGCGTGTCTTGTTCCAGTGACGTGAGTTGCTATCGTCCTTGAGTTGTAGTTCGTACTCGAAGGTAACCTCGGCGTTATACTCGCCGAAGGCGCTGACGTATGTGAATACGTCCTCTAGGTGGGCGGTGTGAGGTATCTTGACCTCAGCGCCCGAGAATGATGTGGACATTTGCTTCCCTTGTTAGTTAGGTGAACCCGTCGTTCACCTTGTAAAACCAAATCTATACGATAGCCCTGACAGACACAACAACCGACACCAATCTGTTTACCTAGTTATCCACAGGCACTCTGCCCACCGCTCAGACCCCCCCACCCTTAAACGACACGCCCACAGAGGGGGCCACCAGGGCGCATCCATACCTGTAGCATATAGTGGAGGAGGCAGTAGCCTGTGGTAGGCTGGTGATATGTACAAGAGTGCCAATAGCCCGTCTAAGCGGAAGAAGCGCCGAGCTGGTAGCTCCGTGATGAGAATCGGCGGGAAGCTCCATCCTATTAAAATCCGTAAGTATAACTTCCCAGTGGAAGTCCGAAAAATAGAAGATGTGCAAGAACTGCGGTAACTGTGCGGCTGAACATGGCGGTAGGACGATTGATGATGCCGTTGATGAAATTTTAGATTCACCCGTTTAGACAGTAGCCTTTCTGTCATGATACGACTGTGAGTTTCTTAGATTATCTAGAGGAAGCCCAGGACTTTGATGGTCGTGTGGCTAAATTCGCCTATCTCGTTTTTCAAGATATTTCTAATGGATGTGGCTCCTCTAAGTTCGATGCGATTGCATGGAAGGCCCATTTCATTGAGAAACACAGTGAAAAATCAGGTGTATTGATTGATTTGTTGCTAGTCTCTTATACCTCGTATGTCCTTACTATAAAAGTAAAATAGGAGATACTTTAATTATGGACGATATGACAACACCAGGACCTAACCACCCAGCTCATCGTGGAATTCGTAATCGTGGCGGGGGTGAGAATCGTCGTCACGCATTTTTTGACCAGAACTTATCTGACACAGAAAATAATGTTCAGAACGCTCATTACTCAGGTACAGATTCAGCAATCGCACCGAATGTGGTCTCCATGGCAGCGTTCAAACGCAACAAAGATTCACGTCGTCCAGAGGGATACTAATGAAGTGCTACAAGTGTGACCACGACCTAGACGCAGCGGTATGCGAAGTTGAAACTTGCACCTGTGTATGTGAAAGGAATAAACCATGACAGAAGCTTGGCAGAAGAAGGCTGGAAAGAATAAAGAAGGCGGCCTCAATGAAAAGGGACGTAAGTCTTATGAGAAAGCTAACCCTGGCAGCAATTTAAAACCTCCTGTCAGTAAAGAGAAGGCAAAGAAGTCTCCTGCATCTGCTGCACGTCGTAAATCTTTCTGTGCACGTATGGAAGGTATGAAGAAGCAGAACACATCTTCCAAGACTGCAAAAGACCCTAATAGCCGCATTAACAAATCTCTACGTAAGTGGGACTGTTAATGCAAGACCCAGCTCTAGGACGTTCTAAGTCTCAACGTGCATTTGGTAAAGATGCACCAAAGAGAGCTGTTGACGCTACCGTTGCAAAGAAGGCAACCACGGGTGTAAACACCAAAAAGGCCCCCGCGTCAAAGAAGCAGATTAATAAAGCAAAAGAAGTTCGTAAAGTTTCTTCTGGTATGTTTGACGGACCACGCCCATCCTATGGGAAGTACAATGTATCTGAACAAGCACAAGATATTCTAAATCGTTCAATCAATAGGAAAGGAACCAAATGATATTTCCATTTTTAGCAGCGGCAGCTCGCATTGCGGGTCCCGCAGCAACTAAGAAAGCAATTGGTGGAGCTATAAACTTTGCTAAGACCCCTATGGGCAAAGGCGCTATTGGCGGGTACTTAGTTGGTCGTAACCAAAACTTAAAGCAGGGCCAAGCAGATGGTGGACAAGCTCCTGAAAACATGCAAGGTTACTTCCCTGGTCGTGGCGGTTACTAATTAAAAAGAACTCTGACCAGTTTCCAACATGTGATAGCTGCGGTCGTGAAATTCGTGGAGAATCAATGACCGTGAGTTTAAAACATGGTGGAAGTCAAAGTTTTCACAAAGATGCGCACGGATGCGCGTCTGCCCCTACTAAAGGGGAAAGACGGGAGAAGCCACATGGCTAAGGTTATTAAAGCAGCTGGTGAGAAGCACACCATCAAGAAAGATAAAAAGGGCGACATTATTGTCGACCATGCTGGCAAAAAGGGAAAGTACGATAAAATTAATCTTACAAAGAAAGCTGGCGCTAAGACCGTTAAGGCAGGCGTAAAAGCTACTAAAGATTGGCATAAGAAGAATGGCTGAAGCAAAGAAGTTTGGACCCTATAAGGGCTCTAAAGAGAATGGCGGACGCCCTATCTACGTCTACAAGAAGAAGGTAGGCGGTAAATGGGTTACTACATCTAAAAACAAAGCTAGAGCTGACTACGAGTCAGAAAACGGTAAAATTAAATCTAAGGATACGACTGTTGACCACAAGGACAACAATCACAATAATGACTCTAAGGGAAACCTAAGAGCCATTTCTCGTAGCAAGAATACTGCTAAAGAGAACAAGCGTCGTGCAGGTAAGAAAGAGAACGAGAAGTGATTAATCGCCACCAGGACCCAGCGTCTAAGCGTGAAGAGGAATTTCAATTCCAAGTACAGCAAGCGCGTCAAACACCTGGTGGTATGGAAAAAGCTACTCCAGAAGTAAGAGAAGCAGCTACACGTCAAGCAAATTTTTCAGAGCAACGTAAGAAGTATCTAGGAGGCATGTAATGAACCACAACGGTGACCAGTTTGGCATGAGCCAAGAAGACGTTAACTCTGAGATGCAATCTAAGATGCAAGCTAAGTATGCTCCTGAAATGTCTCAAAAAGGCACAAGCAAGCGAAACCTTGAAAAAAGAGCTGTAGAACAACAGAACCAAGAAGACCACATTACTGGTCGTATGTCTGCTGCACAGAGGTTTGACCGTGATGTTAAGTCTGGTGTACAAGGGGCAAGAAACGCTGTTAATTTAAAGACAACAGTTAAAGAAGCCACCGATAATCCAAGTATGCTTGGTGGACCAGTTAGTGGCGCTGCTTTAGCTAAGCTAAAGCGTATGAAGGGTATGAAGTAACATGGCTGAAAAGCACGTAGATAAGCGTAGTGAAAAGCAGTTCGATATTCCTGAAGGTGTAGATTATTCTTGGACCGCTGAGTCACAAGATGAGATGTCACGTCATTACGAAAAAGAGCATAAGAAAGGTAAATAACAATGGTAGTTACAGAGGTATCCCGAGAGTTAACCGCTCAAGACCGCTGTGATGCTTGCAGCGCTGCTGCACAAGTTGTTGTAACTTTTATTAACGGAGAGTTAATGTTTTGCGGACATCACGCAAAAGATAAAGCAGAAGGCTTTAAGTTAAAAGCTGTAAACATCTTTGACCCGAATAATTTCATTCCTGTTGTAGAATAGGTATAACCTATTAGGAGAGAGAAGATACTATTCTTCCACTGCGAATACTCGCAGCATTATTCCTTGCAACATTCCTATACTTACTAGGACAACCAACCGCTTACGCCGAAGAACCTGCCCCTGAACAGCAGGTAGTTAGTCCTGCTCCTTCGGACGGAGCGACTGTAACGAGCGCTCCATTGCTTGACGTGACTCTCGTTGTAACCAGCCCTCCTGCGCCTTCTGTAGACCCTGCACCAACTTCTGAGCCTCAGCCGTCTGCTCCTTCAACTGGTTCAACTGAATCATCCAACGCAGCTTCATCCACTGAAACGCCATCGACCACCCAATCGCCCACACCAGAGGCAACACCAACAACCACAACAGTTCCTGAGACACCTACAGTTACCTCCGTACAAGAAAAGATTGATACAGCAACAGCTACTGTTGCTAACACAATTATACCAACAACTGTTGCGTCTGAACCAACAGTTGTAGCAGCAGTAGAAGAAGCAACAACTGCAATTACTGCAGCTCAAGAATCACTAGCTACAGCTACAACTTTAGTGCAAGCTGCTGATAGCGCTACTGCACTTATAGCTCCCGCAGCAGCAGCAGTAGATACCGCTACCTCAACCGTTGCTGCTGCGGTTCTTGTTGTAGAAGATAAGACTGAGGTAGTAGCAGTAGTAACGCAAGACGTTACTACTGCTCAAGCTGCTGTAGATGCTAATACTTCTCCAGGATTAAAGGTAGAGGTTTATAACGTACAGGGTCAGAACAACGCCCCAGTACTTCCAGCTAATGCTGTTCCTATTCATACAACTGTTGACACTAACGGGATTAATGAGCAATGGGGTGGCGGAAACGTCGCTGGTTCTAACCGTAGTGAGGATGTAATTGTTAAATACACAGGAACTTGGACACCTTCAGTAAATGTAACCCATGTGCTTGCTCCAGCAGACGATGGAGTAAGACTATTTCTTGATGGTCAACTTGTTATTAACGACTGGTATGACAAGGGTGGCGGAGGAAGTGTTAATGCGGCCCCCATATCTGCTGGAACTAGCAAAGCATTTGAGTTGTGGTACTACGAAAACGGTGGTGGGGCTGGTGTTTGGTTCTACCGTCTTAACCCATCAACAGGTTGGGTTATAGCACCTGGGTCTGAGTTTTCTCAATCGTCTGCTACCCCAGAGCAACAAGCTGCTCTAGATGCTGCTCAGGCTACCCTAACCACTGCTAACCAAAACCTAACAAATGCTAATCAAAATTTAACTACAGCACAGGAAAACCTAACAGCTGCCAACACAAACCTAACAACAGTTACTACTGCTGCTAGTGAGGCTACTACTGCTGCTACTGAGGCTTTAGGAACTGCTAATCAATTAGCGGATACTGCAATTATAAAAGCTAATGCTATGACCGCTCAGGTGTCCAGTACGAACTCTCGTATTGAAGCGGAGGCTCAGGCTGCTGCTGAGGCTCAAGCTGCTGCCGAAGCGGCTGCTCAAGAAGCTGCTCGTCAAGCGGCTGCTCAACAGGCGATAAATGATTCTCTTGAGCTTGCTCGTCAAGCTGCTGAAGCTGCTGCTCTTCTTGCTGCTCAGCAAGCTGCTCAGGCTGCTGCCCAGGCTGCTGCTGAAGAAGCTGCTCGTCTTGCTGCTCAACAACAAGCTGAACTTGACGCTCTTCTTGCTGCTCAACAGGCTGCTGCTGAAGCTGCTCGGATTGCTGCCGAAGCTGCTGCGCAACTAGCTGCGCAACAAGCTGCTCAAGCTGCTGCTGCGGAACTTGCTGCTCAACAAGAGGCGGCTCAG